CATCTCGTCAAAAGCACGAGGGCTATCAATAGCAAGATAACTACAATTAAAGCCTGCTACATTGTCACGATCTAAAGCTTCGCCAGCGGTCATCAAGGCTCGCATGGATGGCATAACTTCCAATCCATGAATAGCTTTGTAGATTTCTTTTTGTTCGTCTACATTAAGCTTGTCACCCCAATAATTTACATAACGATTAACTGTTTCTTCCCATGTCTCGCGGCGTTCTTCGCGTGGAAGATATCTAGCGTAACGACTCTTGTGAATATAAGACTCATACGAACCAAGCTCATTTGTTTCAAAGGTACTCATTTTTAACCTCAGTTATCAAGTGGAAGTGATGTGTGCATTTCTTTTGCAAAGTCATAGGCTTCATCAGCCGTAGCAAAAATCATTTTCTTGCTGGCCCAATCACCATCTTCAGAGCGCCCAGAAATCTCTACCATATAGCCATTTGAATAACGATAGACCTCAAGACGCTCATTAATTTTAGCTAGGCTTGCTTCACTCATAGTAACTCTCCTCATTATAATATCACGTTCATCATCAGTGTAGTTAGACCAAAAAATAATTTCTGTTAGTGTGCGATGACAGCCAACACAAATATCATTCTCTGTTTTACATACAGAAATACAAGGTGTTTTCATTCCATATCATCAATAACATTTAGGTCATTAATATTTAATTTGTATTTGTTTCTTTTCTTCAGCGGTTTCAATCGGGCTTCATCTTTTTCCTCGTGCTTTTTTCTTTTATGGCGGCTGAACTTTTCTAGTCGCTCCCGCTTGCGATCATTCATCATCACCTATGCTTCCTCTCTTTGAAACATCTATCCAATCTTCTGGGATGCTATCCTCAGAAAACCATCTAAAGCCTTTAGAAGAGGCCCACTCAGCGTGATTTCGTCTTGTACCATCTCTACGGCGCTTTGCTTGGGGCATTGGTGCATTGGGGTCAGCAAACAAAAAGACCAGTTCAATATCTTCTGGTAAAGCTTTTGCAATCCACACATACTTATTGTATTCATTATGATCCCAGAAGCGCCCCTTCGCCTCTAGATATATTTTCTTTCCATCTATCTCGCGGATAAAGTCTGGATGATAAGTATGCTCAACAATATAAGCGGTTTGTTCAGAATGAATCTTCCATTCATTTAGGATGCCTGAGTGTAACTCATACTCCCAATTAGAATCATATCCACGCACAGGTGCTTTATCGACGGGGCGTTTAACGCGAGCCTTCCTATATCCTTTTTTTATTTTTGGTTTCAATGTACTGTGGGTATTCCTTCAAAGTGAATTTTTAATATAGCATACAACTCAAATAATAAGTCATCGTCTATGGTTTCTTCTTCTGCTAACTGTTTGGCGCAAAAAAATATTAGCGCCTCCAATGTCAGCCCTTTCATTTTAGATCAGCCATACAGTAACTGTCTATATCTTTTTGTGGGGTCTGCCTAAACTTTCTTTTCAAAGTTCTTTTTATCCAGCGGGGTGTAAACAAAGAATTTTTATGGACACCTTGCTTGTAAAAGTAAGCATTCTCTGGTACGTATTGTTTATAGTTTTTACGCACAAGCTTGGCGGCTTCTTCTTCAGAAATAACACTACTCAGCCACTCAATAAAAATATCAATTGTCTTCTGGTTTATTTTTTTAGAAAGGCGTCTGTTCATTATAAACTTCCTCTACCCTTGGCGCTACTTCAACATGGCTTAAATATACAGAGCCGGTCGCGTACTTAAAAACTCTCAGGCCCGTACCGTTGTTCGCATCTTTATAACAATCAAATTTATAAGGGCAATAGTTACAGTTGCGGTGGATCTTCATGTTGCCTTTCTTTCCTTCAGGCACAGACTCATAACAGCGCGGTGGAGGCGTAGCCATCTTTAACGCTTTCTTTACGTTTTGTATTTGAGTATTGATGCTGGGCTTGTCAAGATCTTCTGGGCGATATAAACATAACTCGCCGCTTTCTTTATTGATTACAAGAAAGCCACCCTCAGAAGACTTCTCAGCCTCTTCATAGCCTGCAAGCTGGGACATATAACCAAAGGGATCGTCTTCTCGTAGCCGTCCCTCACGGAACTTGTTAAACGAGAACTTAGATGCCGTCTTAATATCGACCACTTCACCATCAATCTTACAGTCAATGTGGCCCTTCACGCCTTTGACCGTTACTTCTTTTTGTTCGTCAGTAACTTTGTGGCCTGCGGCTCGGACAAGCATCAGAAGAATTTCTTCTAGAATATGTCCGTAGAGAAATTTAATTTGTACAGCGGGGGCGGGAGATGACGTTTCAGCCGGTAGATTTTGTTCGTACCAAAGCTGTCGGGTGGGGCGACCAACATTAGACATACGCAGAGTAAACTCTGAGTTCCTTTCGGATGGTCTAGCCCAAGCCAAGATGGAATCTTTGATACGTGCTACAGTAAAGTCTAGATCTTCATCTGATAAATTAAATTCACGGCCTTCGGATAAAGCTGAAAGCTGTCCATATATATCGTCAATCAATGTGTCAAGTTTCATTTCCTATGCCTTACGAATCGACACTTCCGTGTCCTTGAGTTGTAGTGTAGATACTGTACACCAAGTTTTTTTTGAAGTGAAGTCTTTGCAGAGAGCCTACCGTCTTTATAAGACTTCACATCTATCAAAGTGATCTCGCCTTCTGGGTTCATGGCAACAATGTCCACTGGCCCTGTGCATCCACAGTTCTTGAACACATGGTAGCCGTTGTCCCATAGCCATGTAACGGCATAGTGTTCTGCTAGGTCACCGACTCTGTTAGGCTCATGCTGGGCGTTCATCTAATTCCACCCTTTCTCTAGAAATCCACATACCATCAGTCCAATATACACACTCTTTACCATTTATTATTCTCCTAGTCCCCGGCCCCAAATCAAAAGCATCATATATTTCTGCCATTGGAGCATCTTCATCTAAGCCTTCATAAAACTCATCGTCTGATATATCGTAATGCTTGTCTGTTTTTGAATCATAGGCAGTAATATATGTGCCATTATATTCTATCCATTGTTCGCGGTCTTGTGTGCAACAACAATGTACATAGCTTCCTGATGTGATTTCATCTGGAAGATAAACACCATCAGAGGCGTACATATTTCCCCACAAAGTATATACTTTAGTGTGTTTCACTCCAGTTATCTCCTATCTTGTACTCGCCGTCAAGCTCACAGAAAAGCTCAAGCTCTTCCCCCGTTTTACGAATAGCATCTACACCCAACTGACCCACACAATCAGATTGTTTTTCTATAGCTTCTATCTGCCATTCATCATGGACGTTGCAGACAAAGTGTGCGTCAAGAGTATTAAGTTTTATGTTGCGGTGTAAGTTTATCATAGCTTGCTTCATAACAATAGCGCCAGCACTTTGTAGTAATGTATTTAGTGCGGCGTGTTCAGAGCGTATATAAAGCTTGCGTCCATCTAGTCCTTTGATAAAACCTTTTGAAGCCGCTCGTCCAACTGCGTCTTTAAGATGTTTAAATGCAGGGAGATTATCGAAGAAACGCTTTCTAAGTTTCGCACCATCTCGTTTGTTTCCTCCAACCACACTGCCAAGTTTTTCATCTCCTGCTCCGTATAGGAGTGCATATATAAATGTTTTTGCCTGATTTCTTGATTCAAGCCCTGCAAGTCTTTGGTTAGTTGAGTGTATGTCTCCGTGCAGTATTTCATTTTTAAAGTCCTCGTCCTTCATGTAGTGTGCAAGCATTCGTAACTCAAGACCACTAGCATCAATACCGACTAGCTTATAGCCCTCTGGTACAGTCCAGCAAGCTCGACACTCTTTGCCGTAGGGTGCGGAAACACTAGGAACCTGTGCCATATTGGGGCTGTTGTGTGTCATGCGGCCTGTAATAGTTCCATTAGGATTGACAAAGCCACGCACACGATCATCGTCATGCGCTTCCTTGAGCCATGAAGTTACTTGAGCAATACGCTTTTGAAGCAAAAGATATTCTGCGATAAGTGTAGCTTCAGGTATATCTGTAATTTTACTGAGCGTAGACTCATCTACAATTGGCTGTCCTGTAGGCGTAAACTTCTGTGGCTTCCACCCAAAGTCAATTAGATATTCACCAATTTGTTTACGTGAGCCAAGGTTGAAAGGAACTTCTTCAATACGTACAGCTTTACGCTTGATTGCAAGCTCTTCATATTCTTCTTGTGTCAGTCGGCTTTTCTTTTCTGAGCCTTGGATAAGGGCCATCCTAGATAGCGCACCTGTTTTGGTGAAGTGTGGTAGAAGAATGGTTTTTAGTTGCTTGGGCCTGAAGGTCTTCTGTACCTCACGTTCTACTTCCTTGAGGCGATCAGTCAGTTCAGCAACAAGTAGCGTTGCGGCCTTAACATCTAGAAGAAAGCCACGCTCCCTTTGATCTGCAATAATTTTTAGTGTCTCGTGTTCAAGTACAACTGACTGTCGGCTGAATCCGCGAGACTCTGACTTAAGATTGTTAAACATCTTAGCGTTCAATACCGCATCGTTACGGCAGTAGTTCAACATTTCTGGAGAGTATTCTCCAAAATCTGTATGGTCTATTTTTTGTAGGCCAATGCGATAGCCCCAAGACTCAAGGCTATGACCGCCTTCTCGTGTTGGGTTAAATAAACGAGAAAGTACAAGGGTATCTACAATCGCTCGCCCTTCCGTTAAGTCTATGTTGTGTATCTTCTTGATTGCTGGAAGATCATAGCCAATAATATTATGGCCTATAAGCTTATCAGCAGTCGTAAGATATGCAAGGCCATTGACAATCTCAGTCGGCCCAAAGGTTTTAGTTTCACCAGAGTCAGGATCGACTGCGGCAATACACCAAATCTTTGTAGGCTCTAGACTGTCAGCCTCAATATCAAATACTATGCTCTTCATAATTAGACTCAGCTTCTATTTCGTGCATACGGTTAGGGTGTTCGACTTCAATATAAGTCATCCACACTGCTAATACTATTACCCATCCAATCATAATTCAATCTCATTTTGATCTTCTACTTCCATTGATATCTCACTGAGCCTACCACTGTCCTTGTCGTAAAACAAGTGTGTCGCTAAACCGACATCGCCTGTGTATCTAGACTTGAGTACACGTACTCGTGTGGTGCTGGCCTCAACAGGATCTTCTGATTGCTGGTTGCGCTCTAAAGATATAACACAATCAGACAACTGAGCAATACTTTGTGAGCCGCGTAGGTGATTGAGTCCTGTCTCAATACCATTTTCATGTCCACGATTACCATCAATCCTTCTAAGGTGAGACACAAGTATTAGGCCAACGCCTGTCTCTTCAACCAGCGTTCTGAAGTTGTGCATAATGGCGTCTATATTTCGTCGCTCGTCACCATCCGTTGTCATCGACAGTAACATATGCAAGTGGTCAAATACTATCCACTTACACTCAAGGCCCATTGCCATAAAGCGTAGTTTACTAAAGACACTATCGACATCGTTCATGCCAAGATGGGCGTGGACAAATACACGATTTTTATTTTGCCCGTCATAAAGAACATTAAAGAAGTTGTCGATTTCTTCTTCACTAAACTGAGCGCGAACGCTGTCAATATGCAGTCGAGCATTAGCCTCAATAGATAAGATACCATCGACAGTCCTACGCCAATCCTCTTCAAGAGCAATGATACCTACCTTGTCGTTGGTGTTAGTGATGAGCCAGTGTTCAAGCTCACGAGTAACACTAGACTTACCCAAGCCTGTGCCGCCCGTCAATGTAATCAATTCGCCCTGCCGCAAGCCGTCCAGTTTTACATTGAGTCCACTCCAAGGATACGGAATAGATTCTTTGCGCTCACGCTTCTTGTAATTTTCACGCTCTTCACTGACGTTTAAAATCCCAGACGGTGTGTAAAGTTTTGAAGCCCACCACGCAGTAACGTAAGCTTTGTGATGACCCAGCTTGAGCATTTCGTTAGGGTCTTTGAACTCAGCAGGGAGCGTAAGTATTTTGGCCTTTCCGGGTTTGATAATACGCGCCACTTTCTTGGCGGCTTCTCTTCCGGGCTTGTCGTTGTCGAAAGAAATAACCACCGTATCAAACGATTCAAGGAACTCAAGATTTTCTTGGACATCCCGTGCCGCGCCCTGTGCTCCATTCTTAACAGATACAACCGGCCATTTACTCCCCAGAAGTTCGTATGCCGCCATAGCATCACATTCACCTTCAGTGATCGTAATATATTTGCCACCCGCCTGCGCCACTTGCTGACCAAAAAGGCCAGTTCCCTTGGGTGAGCCTGACCAAGTAAATGTTTTATCTGCATTGCGAACCTTCGTAGCAACTTCTTCATTGTTAATGTATGCAGGGTAGTGATGCTGAATAATATTGCCCTGCTCGTCTTTGACTGAACGAACACCAAATTTCTTTGCGGTTTCAAGAGAGATAGATCTGTCGGTGAGTGCGTGATAAACGCTGTTGGTGAAGGGAGTATTGTCGTTAGATCTTTTAAAGCTATTGAAGTCTGCCACGTTGCCTCCCATTGCAGATTCGTAGTCTTTGAAAAAGGTTCCACAACTAAAACATTTTGCAGAACCGTTTGAATTTACGGAGACAGGATCACTGCCTCCGCAACTTGGACAAGGTTTTTGATAGGCCACAAAGTCGCCCAT